ATTGAGGTAACGACCAAGCGCACTAAGAACCGCGAACCTAAATGCACATGCAAGCACAGCCACATCGTGCTATGCCAGACAACAACACCATCATTACTTAAGACAGGAGCAAACTAACATGGCACTACCAGAAGAAACACTAGAAGCATTAACCAACGGCGCTAACCACATGACATTCAACGAGAGCGGAGAAATGACCAGCGCAAGCGGGTCAGGCGTGGACTTATACATCCTGCTATCTCTCATCAGTTGGATTGAGTTAGAACTTAAGACAGGAATGAAGATGACAGCCAAAGGTAGCACGCTACGCAAGGCTAACGAAATGCTGGGCACCAACTACAAGCGCAAGCAACAGGCACTTGACCACCTTAAGGCACTCATGTCAGTACTTAAGACAGAAGAAGAAGGATGAGCGACAAGCAGATTAAAAGATTACACAGCGCAATAAAGAGAGCAAGGTCACAGCGAAACGCTACTACAAATAACGAGGACTTTGACTACTGGCAAGGCATAATGGAACATCACCTAGAAACTCTAGGTGTATTACTTAAGACAGGAGAAAACAAATGAGTGAACCAATGTGGCTAGACGGAGATGATGTAGCACTGGGTATCAACCAACCATGCGAAGATTGTGACAAGGTTGATTGCAGTTGCGGAGAAGATGACCCCGACCGACTACATGATGAGATGGGAGAACAGTAAATGACACACACGATTATGGCTGGGGCTATGAGCAAAGCAACCACAGCATACGACAAGGACTTTGACCTCACCATTGACGGCGAAGAAGTAAGAGTTATCCTGCACTGGGATGACCTTGACGGATACGAACTGACATGGCTGGACAAGGAAGGCAGATTCATTACATCACCCGACTGGCTTGATGAAGTACATGATTTCTGTCTTAAGTTAGATAACACTGAGCCACACAGCAAGGTGTTGTTATGACAATCTTAATGCCTTGTTTGAAGTGCGACATCATGGTAATTAACCCAAAGGTTATTAACTACATGCTTGAGATGTGCGATGCTTGTGTATTAAATCACAATGAACTATCTAATAAAGCCATAGATACTTACCTACATGAGAAGGCAGAGGCAGAACTAGATGCTCAACTTAAAACTGATTCATCCGCACGCTAGGTTATGGATTATTACAACAATTATCTTGGGACTTATCTTAGTTCTTAAGACACCAACTGGACAGCAGTTTGTATCACCACCAAAGGGCAAGATAATTGCCTACTATCAGAACGATTACCAACGCTACGCCATTGACAGGTTGATGAAGCAAGGGGATTTAGAACAGTACCCATGTCTCTATGAACTATGGACTGAGGAATCTAACTGGCGACCGCAAGCAAAGAACAAGTCAAGTCATGCGCTGGGCATAGCCCAACTCATGCCTCGCACATGGAAGATACTTAAGATTAAACCCACGAGCAACGGCTACCGACAGGTAGATGCAGGGCTTGCATACATTGACAGGCACTATGGCAAGGGTGCAATCTGCAAGGCATACGCACATCACTTAGCGAAGGGTTGGTATTAAGACATGATAAGTATTGAGATTAGGTTTGGTAAGAGACACGCAGAGAAATACTGGCGAGATGCTTTGTCTAAGGAGGTTGAAGCGTTAATCTGGGACGGCATACCAGCAGGGGCAGTGCCTTGGAATCAGGGCATACGCAAGGCAGCCGAGATAGTAAGGGGATACAAACGATGAAGCCACAGTTCCACACAGTAACCAGCGTTACTCATAGCAAGAACAGATACAACAAGGGATTGATTGGTTATGTCTTAAGATACAACCAACGGCTATGGGACAAGGCTGTATGCAAGGGTATAGACACAGAGATTTTCTACCCAGCACAGGAGTTGTTCAGTCGTGATGAGGAGCGCATGTTTGAGAAGATGTGCATTGAGTGCCCCGTTATGATGGCTTGCCTTGAGTGGGGCTTAGCCCATGAAAGGTATGGAGTATGGGGTGGGACGACACCACCTATGCGACACAAGATTCGTAACCGTATCGGTTGGGCTTTGACAGAACCTAAACTTGGGTGATAGGTTTGCCATGTACACCAGCCACTGCGAAGGGGAAGCGTAGCGGTTGGTGTGCATAGAAAGACCCAGCGATTCTCTCCTGTCTCGCTGGGTTTCTCTATGTATTAAGGCAGATTATTTATCTAAGTCAAGTTCCTTAGCAAGCATGAACACTTCATCACTTAAGTCATCAAGAGTTCCATCATTATAGATAACATGACTAAACATGTAATTATCCATAGCGTGCTCAGACTTGTGACCATTAACTGCGGTGTGATTGTGTCGGTTGATACGCCAAAGCGAACCGCTTAGTTTCTTAATTGCATCTGCTTCATTAGGATAACGAACATCAGAGATAACAACTTTATCGTTAGGGCTTAAGTCACGAAGCGCCATCTTAATCCACACATCATCACCCAACATGGTGCGACCTACCTCAGTGCCCATTATCTGCATGAGTCTGCGTACCTCAGGGTTCTGCTTGGCTACATCCCAACCATAGTCATCTACAAATTCAGCAAGGCGTGCAATGGAATCTAACTTTGGGTTAAGTTGCATCAACGCATGGCGTATTGGGTCAGCAAAAGATACTCTGCGGTATCCGTAATTAAGACATAACAATTCAGCGGTGCTGTCCTTACCACTGCGTGCGTATCCACTCAATCCAATAATCATTTAACACCCCACCAAATACCTACTGCAAGTGGACCGATGTAAACCTCAATGCATTTAAGATTCTTGTAGTGCACTACACCAATACAAAACATTCTCCAGTTGAACTCATGTGTCATTATCATTTTTCACTCCTATCAGGTTTACGGTATCTACGATTATTCCATTGTGGTTGTTCGCCACCTAATCTATCTTGTAACTTGGTAAGTGCACGAGACACACGCTTGCGTACTGCCTCATCACTAATTGAATACTCAATAGCCAATGCATCTATGTCAGTGCCACCATCTGCAAACCTACGATGCAAGAGCAGGTTGTCTTGTTCATTTAATTTCTTAAGACAGAAAGACACATCACTTAACATAGCCTCACGATTCATGCCCTCGTTGGGCTTGCTTGAGGTAGAGATGAACTCATCCTTAGGCGATGATGATACTGTCCACTGCTCATAATTCCACACATCCTTGAGTAACTCCTGCAAGATTTCATGTGTGTAATAGAAAGCATCTGATGGTGATGACTTAGTTTTATAGGCACGCTCTCTCGCGGCAAACTTCTGCGACTCGTTGTTGAATGTGCGCTTAAGTTTAAATACCAGTGAGTCTTGCGATTGCCACTCCTCAATCTTGTGCCAATGTTCTAATGCCCACAAGTTGAGGTGTTGGAATACATCATCAGCCGTGACCAAGTGCCTATGAATACGGGTACATCTAGCAGCAGATAAGCGTGCTACTTTATAGACCTGTTCCCATAGTAAATCTTTCTCGTCACTCATTCTTTAATTGCCTCATTGCCTCTAGTAAGTTATCAACTGTGATGAGATAGCCCTTGCTTTTATTCGGGGGAATCTCACAGGTAATCTCTCTACCAAAGTTTTTTATTGCGTAGTGTACATGGTCAGTAGGTAACATCAGCACACCCTTCTCAAGTACGAACGCCCAGTAAGCAGCCTCAGTTACCATCAACCCAGATGCTTCCCAAGATTGTGTCTTAAGAAACCAACATTCAACTTCTATGTAGAGATTGTTTGTCTTGTTCCATTTTCTGTCACGCTTTACTTCTATTGTCTTGCCATCAGTGAGTAGTTCTTCAACTAACTTCTCACCTTTCCGCCCGTATCCAAAGTCTAAATCAAAGGATGAATTTTTAGCCATGTATTAGCACGCCGACTCGCTTTCGCAAACCGTCTGCCCCTTCTGCTAGGTAGACATCGTTTACATCCTGACCCTCAGGCATGAACACAGGGAATACATTGTCTAGTTCTCTACTTAGATTCTTAGCCATCTCCCTGCCAGCGTTGTCTCCATCGCACAGCAGAATTACTTTTGTCCAGTCAGCAAGTACTCGTGAGTAAAAAGGTTTCCAGTTGTTAGCCCCTGGCAATCCAACTGCAGCAAAGCCTGCTTGTGTAGCAACAACAGTATCAAGTTCACCCTCGCACACAATTAGTGTGTCATCATCTTTGTTCAATGCGTTGATGTTAAAGATGTGAGTAGTAGCCCCTGGTCTTGACATGTACTTCGGACCAGCAGCATCAGGACTTAAGGCACGAAAGCGTATGTCAATAGTTCCAGCAGGTGTTAGGTATGGGATAGATAACTTACCAATGTAAGGCTCATGTCCTACCTCAGGATTTTTTACGAAGCCGAGGCGAAACATACGAGCCGTCTGTTCCGTGATACCGCGACTCTCCAGATACGGAAGAATCTCCACGAGGTTTTGAGCGTAAGTCTCCGTTGCTCTCTCCAGTAATTCTCTCTGCGATTTGCTTAGCCTCATTGAATGTCACTCCTTCTTTCTTCATAATGATTGAGTACACATCGCCAGCCATGTCGCAGCCGAAGCATCTGAACCCACCGTTTTCTGTATTAAGACGAGCAGACTTTACTCTATCACCGTGGAAGGCACAGCGCACAGTTACCCACCCGCGTTTACCTTGCGGTATGTCAAAGCCGTAATGTTCTAGTACTTTTGCCAAGTCATGCTTAGAGTTTTGCAAGAGCATCACTGAGCCTTTGCACTACATACGCTTCCTCAATTCCCTTGTTAGATGCCTTGATAATAACTAAAGGTGTGGGTGCAATCTTCAATCGCTTAGCGATACGATAGTTCTCTGCCTCTACCTGTGCTTCACGAATCCACCCAGATAAATCTATCTTGCCATCACGCCGTGGTGCCTTGGCTTCAATCACATAGATGTCGTTGTCAGTAGGTAATGCAACATCACCAATGTCATTGCGACCAGCACGAGGTAATCGCTGTGCGTTATACCCGTTCTCCATCAGCCAATCGGCTAGGTCAATCTCAAAGGCTGCGCCTCTACGCTTGTTACTTGCTTGTTGTGTTACCACTTTGTGCCCCCGCTGCTTGTGCTGCCTGCCAGTACAGTGCATAGTAATTCTCATCATAAGCAAAGCGCTTCATGTGCTTTGCGATAGCACCAGTGTGTGCATGTACTGGCACACCTGCTGCTTTAAGTTTACGGAAGAACACAATGTCCTCACCCACAAACTTCTCTCCCACATTCTCAATCTCTGCAAACATAGACTGGTCTGGAAACTTCTGTCTTAATGCAGGAACCACAGACTTATGCATGAGCGTAAGCCCAAGCCCTGCATTGTCTACCTTAATGACTTGGTTGCGTGGCAATGGATGCTTGTACTTAATCTCAAACTCATTGCTACCTTCATCAAACAAAGCAGGCATAGGTTGCATCAGTGATGACTCCATCTGCTTAGAGATAAAATACACACCTGATACAACTGGGCGTGCAATCTTGTCTGCTGTATTCCATAACAACTCAAGGATGTCAAGGGTTAGCACGATGTCAGAGTCAACCCATAGCAACCAGTCTGTCTTAATACTGTCAGCCCACATGTCAAACAAGGCTTGGCGTTGGCGACCAATCTGATTACCTTGTACACGCACCGCGTTGTTAATCGTAAGGTTGCGTGTTGGTGCTGTGATTGTGGTGTACATCAGACCTTCGGTAAACTTACCGTCAGTCAAACCATTGTCACACCATCCAACAGATAATGTTTCTTTACTGCTGTGTGCCATCCATAGCCTCGCTCTCGTCAATCACTGTAAGGGCGCTCTCGCCCATCTCTTTAAAAGAATTTGCTAAGTTAAGTAACTGTGTTGCAATATCTTCAATACATTCTGGACCATGATGTTCTTTAAGGTGTTCACCAAACTGACCAACATAATCTGCAAACTGAATAGCCTCTAACCAAATAGTATTTGGGTCATAGATTTGCCGTGATGCTTCGTTAACCTGCTCAAGTACATTAGGTAACTCAGCAATGATTATGTCTTTAACTTCCTGCGGTACTTTCAACTTGCTCAGTACTGCTTCCATCCTTTGCGGTGAAAGTAATAGTTCTTCCGTCAATGTAAGATTCGTACTGTTCTTCCGTGAGGTCCATGAACTCACCAGTCTTTTTATTTTTCCAAACAAGTGCCCTCCAACCAGCGGTGTATGTCAATACACGAGGTGTAAATTTAAGTTGTTCTGTTATGTCTGTCTTAAATCGTTCTGTCTTAATAACGAACTCGTCTCCGACTTCGCTGGCTGGTACTTCACCACCATTTTCTATTACTGATAAATCCCAATCCATTTAATTCTCCTAAGGTTGTCCAACATCTAGTACCTGCATACTTGCAGGGTCATACGAAAGCCACACTGGTGTGCCTCCGTTAGCATCGGCAGGTCCATAACGATTCTTAACAGCACACACACCCATCGTAGAGATTTGGTTAATGACTGTAAGGATTAACGAAGGGGTCTGTGCGACCTTTCCATGCAGTGCTTTTTGTGGTGGGCAAGGGTTACCAAGTACCCCCTCAGAGGTGTGGTGACAAACCACAACCGCAGCACCAGTCTCCCGTGCCCACCACTTGAGTTCCTTCATCAGTGTACGCAAACCACCCCACTCATCTTGCGAATCCATGGTTACATCTACTGCATTGTCAAGCACAATCAAACGAACATCCTCACCTAAGCGTTCACGAGTAGCAAGTACTGCATCCTCAATGTCTTTAAGTGTTGGTGATGAATCAAACTCCCAATAGATGTGGTCAGCAGGCTTGAGCATTTGCGCTGCCCAATCCCTATCCATTTCCATTAGAGGTTCTACTTCTGCTTGTTGCTTTCCCGTTAGCAATGCAAGCAGACGAAGGCTCATCGTATGTGAGTGTGTATCTGCAGAAATGTAAAGAGTTGGAACTTTTGCACGGACTGCCAAGGACAGAGCAAGCGTTGACTTGCCTGCCCCTGGCGGTCCAGCAATCATGCTTACTTCGCCGTAACGGATTGCTATTTGTTGAGCAGCGAGTGAGTGCCAGACCACAGGAAGGGTCGCACCCCCTCGTGATTCTGTCTTAATAGCACGGCTGAGTAGGCGCATCTTCTATGCAGGTACCTTGTTCTGGCAAGCCTGTCCCTGTGGCTTTGGGCACGCATAGAAAGCCTTGTAAGGGCGACCTGTTGCCTTAGCAATACCTGCTGGTACATGGCGCATAGTTCCACCACCACAAGTACAATCAGGTACCTGACCTGCTGGCTTGTAGCCTGCTGGTGCTGGGTATGAAGGTGCTACTGCTGCAACTGCTGTGTGGTTTACAACTTCTGGTGCAAGACCAGCGTTGGTTACCGCACAGATAGCATCAATCGTTGATTCTAAATCAGCAATGGATGCGATGCGTAGTGTCAAACCATCTAGTGCTGCATCTAGTTCAGCATCAGAGGATGCACGGATGTTAAGTAAAGTACCCTTAGGTGTCTTTACATTTACTTGGTATAGCGGTTCAGTCATTTGGTTCTCCTATAGGTATCTCTGGATAAAGGTGTGAGTCTTTGCCACCCACTGCATAACATGATGAGTTTACTGAGCATGTGCCACACATAAACCCTGTTGATGGTATAAAGATTTTATTGCTTACCGCTATCTCAAAGCCTTTAGCCCATGAGCCAAGGCGTGATTCAGTGAAGCGGTCAAGGCTAACAGGAGTTGTTAATTCCCCTGTTCGTGCCATGAAATAACTGCCAAGTTGTGGGCGAACACCAAAGGTTTTCTCCACCAGTACTGCATAGATACCAAGTTGTGTTTGAGACTTAGGCTCAGCACCTGTCTTAATATCTACAATTACTAACTCGCCAGTAGGTGCAACCATAATGCGGTCAAGGAACGCTTTAATGTTTACACCGTTAACTGTCTGATTCATTTCAGTTTCAATAGCAGGGATGCCAACGGGTGTATCCCAAATCTTCCAGCCACTTTCTTCTCTGAACTGAATCCAAAAGTCAACCATCTTTGGACCATTTGCAAGCCACCAATCAGCATCTTCCTTGTTGGGATACGCCTTGGTAGCACGACCACCAGCACGCCAAGGCATACCGTTGTCAACCAGTTTGTAGTTATGGTTCCATCGTTCTATAAACATAGCCGTTGGGTCAAAACCCTCAGGTGTGATGTCATAGATTTCTGTGCACTCATGTACAGCCTTACCACCAGCAAGCCAGTAGGAAGGTGACTCTGCCACATGCTGCACACGAGTGAGGTAGTACTGCCATCCACACCCAAGCCATGTTGACATGGCGGAGTGGGAGATGTAGTTCTTCCCTGTTATTTGTTCAAGTGTCATTGTTGCTCCTTCAATAGAGGAGACTACTACACGAAGTCTGCTCTATAATTAGACACGCCGACAAGAATTACAAACATGTAATTAAAATCCATGTACACTGCTGTTCGTGTTCAGCATATTAAGTAGAAGTCTAGCGAGGTTATTGAACCGAGCAGGCATAGTGGACAATAGCACGCTAGATTTGCGTAGCCTTGGTCCTGTACATGTATGCGTATGTGGCTCTCGTTTATTTAAAGTAGGTTGCATGTTTGAAGATTATGACATAGCCATGTGGTTTGTTGATGCAGAGTGCGCCGAGTGTGATGCACTTGTTAAAGTTCCAACACCAGTGGATGCACTATGACACAGGTAATTATTTTTTCAGTAGCAATAGCCATAGAAAATATGATTCTGTGGCGCATAGCCTACAACTTTGGTATTAAGACAGAACAGCGTGCTCGCCTACGCAGGCTAAATACTTTGCGGAGATTATTAAATGGCAAGGTATGACTACAAATGTAGTAAGTGTGGTGGACAGCAAGAGATTGAGAAACCAATGGGTAGTGACTGGTCACCTACTTGTTGTCAAGAGTTGATGACTCAAGTTTATTCAGTAATACCTGTCAAATTTAATGGCAGTGGTTTTTATTCCACAGGTGGATAAAAGCAAAAAAGCCCCCCGCAATTAAGCGAGGGGCCTTTTGTTAGGTACCAAAAGGTTCCTAAAGGTTACTTCTTAAGTCCGAACTCTGGCGCTGACTTATCTAGCGCCTTAAGTACTGGACCTACAAGACCTGCAACAAAGGCTGTAGCCAATGTCTTTGGGTCATGCTGACCTGCTGTGTATAGTGCAACTACAGATGCTGCTGCTGCACGAACATAAGACAGACCAATTTGCTTTAACTTTTCTACATCAAACATGTTTTCTCCTTATGACTTAAACACTGGCTTGCCGAAGCCAACCACTGTTACTGCCTGTGATTTACGGAACTTGCTTCCGTTCTTCTTCTTGTATGCACGAACCTTCTCGCATACTTGACCGCCGTTGCGCTGGTCACCCTTCTTATCGGGGGCTGTGTTGCCCTCGTAGCAGGTGACAGTGCCATCGCCGTTGTCCTTGACCACAATACCAATGTGTGAAATTCTATCCACGCCATCGTTAGGGAAGTCAAAGAACACTATGTCTCCTGGTAGTGGGATTGCTTCTTCTGCTTTCTCCCACTGACCCTTCTTCATAAATGCTGCTGCTCCTGCTGATGTGAGTACGCAATTAGGAATCTTTAATCCCACTTCATTAGCGCACCACATAACAAATGAACCGCACCAAGGTAAGAAGTTTGCCTTAGTAAAGGCACCGTACTTAGTCTCGTTATCTTTAGGTCCTTCAATTACACCAAGTTGTGACTTGGCTACTGCAATAAAGTCAAGGCGTTGACCCATCATTCACTCGCTTTCTTGTCAACCTTTGCAAAGGCTGCGTTGATTTCGTCAGCCGTTAGGCTGCCATCGTTGAGGAAGAATCGGGCTAACGCTTCCAGTACACGGGCACAACCAAGTGCACCTGCTAGTACTGCTGCTTGCCATACTTCAATACCAACCAATGAGCCAGCACCAATAACTCCTAGTGCTTCTGCTGCAATGACAGCAAAGATTCGCATGATTACATTTTTAAATGTTGCCATTGTTATTCCTTTGGGTTGCGTACTGGATAGGTGATTGCCCAAGCAGCAAGCGTTCCTGCAATGGCGTAACCAACTACTGTCTTGGCTGAACCATCAAGGACTACCCAGGCAATGAACATGCCCAATAGAGTCCATAGTTGGTCAACCATATCTTTCATTATTTTCTTCATGGTTTTCTCCTATAGGCTGCTGCTCCTGCCATGCTTGCTGCATTAACTGCAGCCTGCCCAGCAATAACTGATGCAATAATAATTTTTTCTGATTCTGTTCTTTCTACATCTGACATGT